GTACTGGGCACTCTGGTGCACGAGATGACCCACCTCGAGCAGGAGGAGTACGGCAAGCCCGGCAAGAAGGGCCACCACAATCGCGAGTGGGTCGGCCTGATGGAGCGTGTCGGCCTGATCCCGTCGGATACGGGGCAGCCGGGCGGCAAGAAGACCGGGCGGCAGATGACCCACTACATCGACCCCATGGGTCACTTCCTGACCGCGTTCGACAAGCTGATGCCCTTCGACCTGCCGTACTTCACGCAGCCCGCAGGCACCGGTGACGCGGCCAAGAAGAAAGACCTGTCCAAGGTCAAGCGCGAGTGCCCGTGCTGCAGCGCCAAGGCTTGGGCCAAGCAGGGCATGCGGATCATCTGCGGTGATTGCGAAGAGCTCATGATCGAGGAGGAGGTGTGAGATGAACCTTAACAAGAACCACAAGGCCAAGATCGTCCGCGACATCATGGCGGACATCCCGATGGTTGACTACACCGCGAAGGCGCATGCTCTTCTGCAGGACAAGGCCATCGAGAAGATGCCCCCTGAGGTGCGGGCGGTCTACGACAACCCAGACCTGCGCCCTTGGCTGGCGGTCCGCTTTGCCACGCATGCCGCCCACATCGGAGGCAGCTATATCATCTGGCAGCGTGAGTGTCTTGAGGGCATCGGGGGTACCCTTTACGCCTATCGCGTAATGCACAACAACGGCACCAAGGACCGAGAGCTTGTGACCGAGGTCCAAGAGCCGATGGTCGCGCTTTCCAAGGCCGCCGAAGAGCAGTGGAAGGCACGTCGCTCGATGGAGGACAAGCTCAAGACCGTGCTGGCTGGCATCCGCACCCTGAAGCAGGCCAAGACCCTGTTGGAGCCCGAGCTGCACAAATACCTGCCCGCCGAGCCGCCCAAGGACATGAAGCCCGCACAGGCGTCGACGGCACTGGTGCCCTATGTCGTGGCTGGCCTGCGCGAGATGGGCTGGCCCAAGGAGGAGTAAACTCGACAAGCCTCTCGTGTGGGTGTACCCTTGGTCATCAACATGAGAGGCCACAATTATGGGCAGACATTCAACATACGATCCCGAGGTCGCTGACCGCATTTGCCACGGGATTGCCGAAGGAAACAGCTTGGTGTCGATCCTCAAGGAGGACCAAGAGCTGCCGACCTACACGACTATCATGAAATGGTTGAAAGACTTTCCTGAATTCGCTGATAATTACGCGCGGGCGAGGGAAGATCAGGCCGACCATGACGCTGACAAGATCGGTGACATCGCCGAGCGCGTCGTGAAGGGGGAGATCGAGCCGAATGCGGCCCGCGTAGCCATCGACGCCTACAAGTGGGCAGCTGGCAAGCGCAAACCGAAGGTCTACGGCGACAAGCTGGCCGTGGGTGGCGCAGCTGACCTGCCGCCGATCCAGACCTCGAAGCAGCTGGACGTGTCTAACCTCTCGCTCGACGAACTGGAGGTTCTGGGGGCTGCGCTGCAGAAGTCGCTTGGGCAAGATTGACCTCCCCTTCGCGGTAAACCCGAAGGCCCTGCTGAAGGTCATCGAGAAGCGCAAGTGCGAGCTCTCTCTGGCAGAGTTCGTCAAGGCCGCGTGGCATGTGATCGAACCCGGCCAGCCGTACACCCACGGCTGGCACATCGACTTCATCTGCGCGCACCTTGAGGCCATCACGGACGAGCACCAGTTCGATGACGGCACGTTCTACAACCGCCTCCTGACGAACGTGCCGCCCGGCACCATGAAGTCGCTGCTGATCGGCGTGTTCTGGCCCGCGTGGGAGTGGGGCCCGCGCAACATGCCGTACATGCGGTACGTCTGCGCCAGCCACAGCCAAGACCTCGCCCTGCGTGACAGCGTGAAGATGCGCCGCCTTGTGAAGAGCGAGTGGTATCAGGCCCACTGGGGCGACCGGGTGCAGCTCACCGCCGATCAGGACGCCAAGGGCAAGTTCGAAACCACCGCGACCGGCAGCCGACAGGCCTGCGCCTTCGAAGGCATCACGGGCTATCGTGGCGACCGCGTCATTATCGACGACCCGCACAGCGTCGATGGCGCGAACTCGGACGCCAAGCGGAACACCGTGACCCAGCTCTTCAAGGAAGCCGTCACGAGCCGCCTGAACAACCCCGACAAGTCCGCCATCGTGGTGGTGATGCAGCGCCTGCACGAGGACGACGTCTCTGGTGTGATCCTGTCCAACAACATGGGCTACGACCACATCATGCTGCCCATGCGCTATGACCCCACACGGGCGAGCGTCACCATGCTGGGGTATGCCGACCCGCGCGAGGAAGAGGGCGAGCTCCTGTTCCCCGACCGCTTCCCCGAGGACGTGGTGCTGCGCGACGAGAAGGCCATGGGCCCGTACGCGACAGCCGGGCAGTTCCAGCAACAGCCCGAGCCCCGTGGCGGCGGTATCATCAAGGACGTCTGGTGGCAGCTCTGGGATCGCAAGGAGTATCCCGGCATCGAATACGTCGTGGCCAGCCTCGACACCGCCTACACCACTAAGGCCGAGAACGACTTCAGCGCCCTCACCGTCTGGGGCGTCTTCTCCGGGTCGGACGAGGTACAGGCCACACGTTCGGTCGACCGGTACGGCAGGACCATCGAGCTGCGCACCAGCTACCAGTCTGAGAGCCTTGGGCCGGTGCCAAAGCTCATGCTCATGTACGCATGGCAGGCCAAGCTGGAGCTGCACGAGCTGGCCGAGAAGGTCATGTCCACCTGCAGCCGCATGAGGGTCGACAAGCTCCTGATCGAGAACAAGGCCGCCGGTCACAGCGTGGCGCAGGAAGTCCGCCGCCTGATGGCCAGCGAAGACTTCTCGGTCCAGATGTACGACCCCAAGACCCTCGACAAGATGGCCCGCCTGTACGCGGTGCAGCACATCTTCGCCGAGGGCATGGTCTATGCGCCCGACAAGGACTGGGCCGAGCTGGTGATCCGGCAGTGCAGCGTCTTCCCTAAGGGCAAGAATGATGACCTTGTCGACACCGTTTCGATGGGCGTGGGTCACCTGCGCCAGATCGGCCTGCTGACCCGCGCGCCGGAACGTATGGCCGAACTCGAGGACGCCCAAAAGTTTACCGGCAACAGGGAAACGTCCCTGTATGGGGTTTGACATCACAGCGACAATGTGCGTTTATCGCATCCGGTGATGTAGGAGACCTGACGCCATGAAGCGCGTACTTTGCAATGCAATCGTCGACCGGTGCGAGATCGGATCGTTTACGGTCACGGTCAGCGGTAGGGACGATCACGCCGGAATTGTCCGTGTGTACACCATGCGGAAGGCCAGCGAGGATGCAGCCGCCCAAGAGGGAATGCGCCGCTTCGTCGAAGAGATGGGGGGAGACCTGTGAGCGTCATCCTGCTGGGAAACCAGAACGCCTGCTTCACCGCTGGCATAGCCGAATATGAGCCGACCGGGGATATCCTGCCCTTCTTCGGCGTCGGCCCTTCTGGCCCCATCGAGGCTGCCTTCAGTGACAAGATGCCCCGTGGCACGGTGCTCTCCGACATCGAGAGCGTGAGGGAGGCGGTGCGTGTGTTTGGAGAGCATGGCACTGTCGTCTTCATGGACAACCTTGAAGCATCAACCAACATGCTGAACACCATAGTACGAGTGATGCGCGTTGCCAGTGAGACCGATTGGTCTCTGCGCGAACAGGAAAACATAACCATCAACTAGGAGCTAAAAATGGCTGTTAATCAATCCGGCGTTGCCATCACCATCAAGGCGTTCCTGCCTACCGGCAAGACGCTCGACGAGCAATTCAATGCGCTGTCCATCGTGAGGGACGCGAAGGAAAGCGGCAACTATGACCTGCTGCTGTCGTGTGCGCAGGACGTCTCAATCAAGACCGAGGCCAAGACCCGCCGTGTTGGCGAGGCTGACTGACCGTGGTCGCATGGCTTTGGAAAAAGCTCTTTGGGGAGGAGGTCGAGCCTGTCGCGCTCGACCGCCGACCTGAGGCCCAGCTGGCGATCCAGCGGGAGCTCGGCATCAGCACCGAGGACGACACGCAGGCTTGGCTGCGGCTGCACGAGCTGCTGAAGAGCCACGAGGACCGCATCACGGCATTGGAGAGACGGAAATGATAATGAACGGGGCCTCACTGCTGGTAGCCACGCCCATCAAGAACATGCTGCCCGGCAAAGTGCGTCTGCACGGCGTATCCCACGGTCTGGGCGAGGCCGGGTACGACATCCGGATCAAGCAGGCCATCGACTTCAGGGTTCCGGACACTATGCCCGCCCGCGTCACGGTCGACGGCATTCACGTCGGCCAACGGTTCTGCATCGCCTCGGCCATCGAGGAGTTTCAGATGCCCGACTACCTCGTGGGCATCGTGCATGACAAGTCGACGTGGGCCCGGCGCGGCCTGTCGGTCTTCAACACGGTCATCGAGCCCGGCTGGAACGGCTTCCTGACCCTTGAGCTGGTCTATCATGGCTCGGAGCCGCTGTTCATCCCCGCAGGCGCGGGCATTGCGCAGGTGATCTTCCACCGTCTGGTGGAGCATGTATCGTACGAAGGAAAGTACCAAAACCAAGCGGACAAGCCGGTAGGAGCGATCAATGGCTAAGTGGACAATGGGAAGCGGCGGAAACATTTTTCCGGTGCAGCTCTCCGATTTCAGCGTCGAAGTGCAGAGTGCAGCGGTGGACCACTACGCCCCGCTGCGCCGCGCGCTCGATCTGGCACTCGAACAGGCTGCCGAGGGCAAGGGCAAAGAGCGCCACGCCAACGACAAACCCTTTGACCAGCAGCCCATGATGGAGATCGGGCGCATGGTTGGCCACGGCTTCTGCCTTGGTCAGGCCATCAAGAAGGCACAGGAGAGCAGCCGCATGGAACCGGACGCAGCCAAGCGCGAATTGCTGGGCGCGATCAACTACCTTGCGGGTGCCTACCTTCTACTGGAAGAAATCGAGGCGACCTGATAAGATCGCCCGCAACCTGACCCCTGAAGGGACCATGATATGCCTCTCGTTCCCGGCCTGAACCCCGCCGTACGCCTTGAACATGACCCTGAAGACGCTGCGATTGGCGCAATGGATGTCACGGTCGAGAACACCGATGAGGACGTCGATGTCCCTCAGTTTTCGGATGACGGCTCGCTCCTGAGCATCGAGCACGGCGACGGTTCGATCACCATCTCGCTGGATGGCAAGCCGATCTCTGAGGACGAGGAGGAGAAGGACACCCGCTGGTTCCGCAACCTCGTCGACGACATCGACAGCATGGAGCTGGGCCACATCTCCGAAGACCTCCTGCGCGGGATCAGCGATGACCTCATGAGCCGCAAGGAGTGGGTCGAGGATAGGGCGCAGGGCATGAAGCTTCTGGGCCTCAAGATCGAGCTGCCGGGCATTCAGGGCAGCAACGACGGTGCGCCGGTCGAAGGCATGTCGAAGGTTCGGCACCCGCTCCTGCAGGAGGCCGTCCTGCGCTTCCAAGCCAACGCCCGCTCCGAGATGCTGCCGACCGACGGCCCGGTCAAGATCAGGGACGACGGCAACGCAAGCTCCGCCGCCCGCGACAACATGGCTGACGCCTTCGAGAAGGACTTCAACCACTATCTGACGTCCACCGCGACAGAATATTACCCGGATACGGATCGCATGTTCCTCCTGCTGGGGTTCGGCGGCACGTCGTTCAAGAAGGTGTACTTCTGCCCGCTGCGGAACCGCCCTGTGTCCGAGAGCGTCAACGCGGACGACCTGATCGTCAACAACGCGGCCACCGACCTGTCCAACTCCCGCCGGGTGACGCACCGCGTCTACCTCAAGCCGTCGACCGTGAAGCGCCTGCAAATCCTCGGTGTCTACCGCGACATCGAGCTGGCGACCCCGCTCATCACCAGCCCCGACAGCGTTCAGGAGGCCAAGGCCGCGCAGCAGGGTATCTCCACCGACAGCATGAACCCGGACGACCGCGACCGCGAAATCTACGAGGTCTACTGCGAGCTGGACATCAAGGGCTTCGAGCACAAGTTCAAGGGCAAGGCGTCCGGTCTGGAAATCCCATACCGCGTGACCATCGACGTGTCGTCGCGTGAAATCCTGAGCATCGTACGGAACTACAACGAAGAGACCTCGGAGCTGCCCGAGGCCCGCAAGACCTTCGTCAAGTACACCTTCGTGCCGGGCTTTGGCTTCTACGACATCGGCCTGCTGCACATCCTCGGCAACACCACCAACGCGGTCACCGCAGCGTGGCGTGAGCTTCTGGATGCTGGCATGTTCGCCAACTTCCCCGGCTTCCTGATCTCGGACACCGGATCGCGCCAGAACACCAACATCTTCCGCATCCCGCCCGGCGGCGCGGCTCAGGTGAAGACCGGCGGCCAGCCGATCAACCAAGCCATCATGGCCCTGCCGTACAAGGAGCCGTCGCAGGCTCTGATGGCCCTGACCGAGAACATCGCAAGCACCGGCATGCGCGTTGGCGGCACGTCCGAGCTGCAGGTTGGCGAGGGCCGGGCGGACGCCCCGGTCGGCACCACGCTGGCCATGATCGAGCAGGCCACCAAGGTTCTCAACTCGGTCCACAAGCGGATGCACTCGGCTCAGGCCGAGGAGTTCGCCCTCCTGCGCGACTGTTTCCGCGAGCACCCCGAGAGCTTCTGGGAGCGCAACCGTAAGCCGTCCGTGGAGTGGAACATCGAGCTCCTCATGAAGGCACTGGACGACGTCGAGCTGGTGCCTCAGGCCGACCCGAACACCGCCAGCCACGCCCAGCGCGTCATGAAGATCATGGCCCTGAAGCAGCTGCAGTCGGCAAGTCCGGGCCTGTACGACGCCGTGGCTGTGGACAAGGCCGCCCTGCGCGCTATCGGCTGGTCGAACCCCGAACAGTTCCTCAAGCCCGAGCAGGACCGCAACCAGCCCCCGCCGGAGCTCCTCAAGGGCATCGAGGAGATCAAGATCGCCCAGCAGAAGGCCGACGCCGACACGCTGCGGGCGCAGGCTGACATGCTGAAGGCCCAAAAACCCGAGGTCGCCAAAGCAGCAGGTGGCCCTGTCGGTCCCGATCCGGCTGAACTGCAGCTGAAGATGATGGCCGAGGAGAACCGGGCCAAGCAGATCGAGCACTCGATCCGCCGTGACGCCGTCAACGACGAGAACCGCGATCTGGACCGCGAGAAAGACCTGCAGGCAAAGCAGATGGACATGGATCGCGACCAGATGAACGACGCGGTCAAGATGCGGCACGAGATGGACATGAAGATGTTCGACCACAAGTCTGACATCCTGAAGCTGGCCATGCAGGTCAAGAACAAGAAGAGGGACGGCTAATGGATCACGAGAAAGCCATCCGGGCCGCCAAGCTGACACTGGGTGGCATTCTCGAGAAGCGCCGGGCCAAGACCGCCGTTGAGCGGGCCGATGGCCAGATCGCGCCGTCCAAGTACATGCCGGGCGTCCCGCGTCAGGTGCATGCC